TATTGACACCCTCATGCAGAATAAAAGTTCACTTATGAAACTACTTCGTCGTCGTGATGTTCTTTCGTTTCTTGGCGTAACGGAATGGCAACTGCGCCAACTTATCGACTCGGGCCTCGTCAAACCTATGCGCAAGCGCGGATGCCGGGCTTGGTTTCGCGTAAGTGAGCTGCAAAAAATAACATGAAGCGCACCGAAAATGTAGGCTCACTGGGCCGTAATAAGAAAAAGGAAAAGGAAACGCATCCCGACCATAAAGGCTCCGGCACTATCGGCGGCGTCGAGTATTGGATTTCTGGCTACATCAACGAAAATTCCGATACGAAAGAAAAATTTTTCCGGTTGTATTTCGAGCCAAAGAAAACGGATTCCGTTCCTGTAGCCGCTCCTACATTGGAAGAATCGCCAGATATTCCCTTTTAAAAAATGAATGCCGACGAATTGAAGGCGGCATGGTGTGTGCCAGCGGATGAGACGTGGTATCGCGCTGTGTTGCAAAAAATCGACGATGCTCTGGAGGATGCGTTGGAGATTTCCACGACATTTCAAACGGCATCCAACCACGGTCTGCTTGCGCATAGCGTCGGCGGATTGGAAGCGCTGCGCACGTTGCGCCAAGAACTCGAGCGCACCCGCGTCGAGGCTTTTGAAATCAAGCGCTCCGCCGTGTAGCTTACCATTTTGTTGACGTCAACAAAATGGTTGGAGCTTTAACACGTCTGCGGCGTGTTGTTAAGAAACGGCATATTCTTTAACACGTTTTTTATTGGTTGATTTGGGTTGGTTCCAGTGGGTTCCGGTGGCTTTCAGGGCAAGCCGCTTTTCAAAAGCAAAAATCTCAAGCAAGTCGGGTTCAAACGCGGGGGCTGAACTGCCCGTGGTGGTTTCGTGAAAACGTGCGAAGCCGCATGAACCCTCAGTTCTGGACAGGTTGCTTGGAGACAAAATTCCATGGAAGACAATACAGCGAAGTTTAGCATCGGCGACGTGCTCGGCGAACTCGGAGTTTCGATTCCGACGACAGAAGAGCAGACACCCGACACCACAGAGGCCACTGAGAATACGGCGGCTGAGAATGTCGAGGAGACGGTCGCAGAAGCAGAAGTTGAAAATACAGAGACCCACGAAACGGACGAGCCGCAGACCGATGAAGAATCGGAGCCTGCCGACGAAGACGAAGAGATCGAAGACGAAGAGCCTGCCGAAGAAGACCGCACGGTTAAGAAATTAAACCGCCGCGTGGACAAGCTCACCGCCCGCGCCAAGACCGCTGAGGAACGCGCCGCGTCCCTGGAGCAGGAGTTGGCACAGGCCCGCGATGCTGTAACCAAAGCGCAGCCGATCGTGTTGCCACAAAGCAGCAGCGATCCGCTTGGCGATGTGAACAACATCGAAGACCTCGATTCTCGTCTTTCCAGTGCGCATATCGTCTTGGATGAAGTGCCGGACCTTATCGCCAAAGCCGACTTTGAAGGCGGCGAAGTGGAGGTTCCCATGGGTAACGGATCGACAAGGAAGTTCACAAAAACAGAACTCCAAGACCGCCTCCGTATGGCCAAAGGCATCATCAAATCCGAGCCTGCCCGGCGTCGTTACATTGCAGAGCGGGAGATGTTCGTTGAAGAAGCGAAGTCTATTTACCCTGAGTTTTTCAAAGAAACTCCAAGCCGTAAAATGATGGTCGATACGTTACGGCAACACCCGGAACTCTCCAGGCTGCCAAATATCGAGCTCATCATTGGCGATGCAATGCGTGGTCAGCAATTAAGGTTTCAAGAAATTGAAGCCAACAAGAAGGCCGCTACTGCAAAGGTCCGCCCCGCAGCCGCTCCCGCCAAGCCAGCGATTGCTCCGAAGGTCGTCTCTCCCAACTCTGCCCCAAAAACGAAAGTTAAACCCGATCCGCTGGATGCCTTGAAGAAAGCAGGAAACCGCGATGCTGCCGAAAAATTCATGGAAAGCATCTTCAACTAAACCCACCCAAAACAAACACCCCCAAACCCCCAAAACATTATGCCAGCTACACCTATCACCACAGTAAAAGGCCAGCGCGAAGACCTCTCCGACGCGATGGTTCTCATCGAACCCGGCGACACACCTCTGTTCTCTATGTGCAAAAAGTCGAAAGAGCCAACCAACGTGCTCTTCCAATGGCCAGCCGACAAATACAACGACCCGCAAACCGCAGGCGTCCTCGCCGACGCGGATGTTGCATCGTTTGACGACGAGCACGCTAATCGCGAGCTTCTCTCGGGCCGCATCCAAAAAGTGCGCCGCGCCTTCCAAGTGGACGACCTCGTTGAGAACGTGGCCGACCTCGCAGGCGTTGGCCGCAAGCAAGCTTTCAACAAAGCCGCTGCCAAAGCCCTCGTTGAACTCAAGATCGACATCGAAGCCATCATGGGCTCCGACAACGACAGCCAGGTTCAGTCCGGCGCAGCTCCCTACAAGACCCGTGGCGTTGGCTCATGGATCAGCTCGACCGCGCAGGCCGATACGGCGACCGTGGTTCCAGCTAACTTCCGCACCCCAGCGGCCTCGATCAACACGACAGCTACAGCTTCTCTCACCGAAGCAAACGTCATCGACGTGTTGCAATCCATGTATGGCGTGCGCCGCGCTCGTCGCAACTACGACCTCGTTTGCGGCACCAGCCTAAAACGTGCGTTCACTAACTTCATCCGCACCCAGACCGGCTCGACCAACGTCATGTCCAGCGTCCGTGCGTTCAACAGCAACGTTGAGGACAAGAAGATCGTCAACACGATCGACATCTACGAAGGCGACTTCGGTATCCTCTCCCTGCACGTTTCCACCTACCTCGCCAACGGCGCCGCAGCAGCCGTCTCGGCCGCTCGCGGATATGTGCTCGACATGGACCTCCTCTCCATCGGCTTCAACCGCAAGCCTCGTATGGAAGAGCTTGAAGACCGTGGCGGTGGACGCCGTGGATTCTGCGACGCCATCTTTGGCGTAGCGGTATCCAACCCATCGGTCCTCGGAAAATTCGCAGCCACTGCGTAATCCCGCCCCCCCAGCCCTGCCGGTAGCCTGATTTGTTGATGTCTCAGGCTGCCGGCAAACGGGGTAGGGGAATTTTTTACAACATGGAAATACTCAAAGAAGCGTTAAGCGACATACCGGCAGACATAGCAGAGGGAGCAAAAACGGAACTCTTCTCGCAATGGAATGCCAGCGCAGTGCAGGCCGATGCTCGGCAGCACCTCATCGCCGCCGACCACGCCAAGCAAGACCTGCGTTCGATCGAAGGCGTGGGCGCATTGAGTCTTTCTGTTGATCCGCAGATTTACCATTTCTGGAACTGGAAACTACCTGGTTGCTGGCGCGACAGCGATTTCATCGCTTGGTTCAAGCGCAACTTCCCCCAGTGCGTCGTTAAGTGCGGCGGCACAGGTAAGACCATGCTCCTCATGCCGGGCCTCAAAGCGGCATGAAATCTTTCAAATTGCAGGCAAGAGAAACGGCAACTCACAAGGCCCATAACCTTGAGAACACGGTTCAATTCCGTGGCCTGCTACCAATTTAATGCAAACCGACAACGACGATAACCTCGAGCGCGATCCCAAATACTGGATCGGCCAACTTACGACCGCTTCACGAGATGGTTCGTGGTTCTCGTCGAAACGTGCCCGCAACTACGACACCCGTATGTCGCTGTGGGATGGTCAGTCTCCCGACGGCAAGAAATGGGCGACCAACTACGGAGCCAATGTCTTCCCCTGGGAAGGAGCCTCCGATGCCCGCATCCGTCTCGCTGATCTTGTCTGCAACCGTGAGATGCAGCTTTGCCTCACTTCTACTTTTGCCGCCCGCTTGCAGATGATGCCGGTCGAGTCCACCGATGCTGTATCGCGCACGGCAGCCGAGAGTGTGCTCAAGTGGATGCTTTTTACGCATTGCTCAGATTCTCTGCGCCGCGAGTTGGAGATTGCGCTCAATATCCGTGCTACCTACGGGATCGCCATTATGGGCGTGTTCTGGCGCACCACGACTCGGCTGGAAGAAAAGTCGGTATCCCTCGATGACCTTATCGCAATGGCTCAAGAGCAAGGCGATCCGAACTCTCCGCTTGCTATGCTCATCGGCGCGATTCTCGACCCGCTCCAAGAGGAAAACGCTATCGCAATGGCCGAGCAATTTGCGCCAGGCACCGGCACGGCGGCCAATATCCGCAAGCTCCGCGAAGGCGGCACGGTGGAATATACCGAGCCATATATTTTTGAGAGCAAGCCTGAGTGGACGGCGCTCGAGCCTTTCAACGACGTTATTTTCCCCACAGCCACCTACGACTTGCAACGCGCCCCGTGGATCGCCCGGCGCGAAATGATCACATGCGAGGAGCTGGAGGAGCGCGTTATCACCGAAGGCTACCCGGAAGAATTTTACGAGAAAGCAGAGAACTACAAAGGCGCAAGCCTCTGGCCGGTTTACATGCAGCAGAACCACAACCGGCACGATAATATCTTGTTTCAAGATTACCGCGACCTCATCGAAATCTGGCACGTTTACAGCAAGGAAACCGATGAGAAGACCGGCGCAACAAAGGTCATGTGCCGCGTCATGCACCCAAATGTGGACATCTTCGCCAAGGAAGAAATCTCTCCTTACACGCATGGCGAATATCCGTTCATCGAGTTGCCTCGCGAGCGTGTAACGCGCTGCCTTATGGAGAGCCGTGGCATTCCCGAGATTGTCTCGACCATGCAGGCTGAGATCAAGACCCAGCGCGACTACCGCACCGACCGTGCCGGTATTGCCATTTTGCCTCCGATGCGTGTGCCTGCCAACCGTGGCAAGCTCGACATCGTGCTCGGCCCGGCAGTGCAAATCCCCGAGCGACGCCCAAATGAATTTGGCTGGATGCAGCCGCCTCCATTTGACCAAGGCACCATCGAAATCGAACGCGCCGTGCGCCGCGATGTGAATGAATACTTTGGCATGGCAGGCGAAGGCGTGGATCCAAACTACGTTGCCCTCGTCCAGCAACACACGGTGGACCGCTGGTTGCGCGATTTCAAATCCATCATCCGCCAGACCTACCAGCTCATGCAGCAATACATGCAGCCGGTAGAAATCTTGCGCGTATCCGGCGGACAGGCTGTGCCTTTTCAAGCCGACCGCGAGAGCATTCAAGGCCAGTTTGACCTCATCGTGGATTGGGATGCGAAGAACCTCGACTCCGAAGCGCTTGGCGTGAAGCTGAACTACATTTCCCAGGCTATTGTTCCTATGGATGTGGCCGGAGTTATCGACCGCGCCGGGCTCGTGAAATTCATCATGGCCGCCGTGGACCCAAACCTTGCCGACCTTCTGGTGCGCGATCCCGGTCCGGCTGCCGCTATGGAAGCCAACGACGAGCAACTCGCTTACACGAAGATCGCCGCAGGCACAGAGCCGGAACTTCCGACCGAAGGTCAGAACCACCAACTCCGAGCCCAAGTCCTGCAAGGCATCATCCAGGCAAACCCCGCCGTGCAGCAGCGCTACCAGCAGGATGAGATTTTCCGCAACATGATCGACGCCCGCTTGAAGGGTTTTAATTTCCAAGTGCAGCAACAACAAAACGCGCAGATCGGCCGCCAAGGCACGTTGCCAGCGTTGCAACAAGGAGGCCCGCAATGAAATCGGTGACCTATAAAGCGGTGCGCGATGGAGTCATTTCGCGATTGGGTATTGATCCTTCCATAACCATGCTGCCCAACCAGGCAAGTGCGGTCGCGGAGTATGCAAGCACCGCAATAATGGATGCGTGGAACTTTTTCGATTGGCCGGAAGTGGTGCTCACCGAGTCGCGCACGCCGGTGGGCAATGGATTCCAACAAGGGGTCTATACATTTGAAAGCGATTTTGCAGGCACGACAAACTACATCGGCCGCGCGTTGCAAGGTTCGTCCTTTGCCGATCCTGTGTGGCGCATCAAACGGATTCAAATGACGGTCGATGGCGTGTTCATCAATACCGACACGGCGGAGAATGTCGCATGGACCGACCGCGCAAACCCAGCGGTTATCTACGGCGAGACCACTGAGAATCCCGAAGCGGAAGATTTTGTTCCTTACATTTTACTGTATGCGACAGGCAAGTCGCGCATCGGCGAGGTGCAGGCTGTGTATGATGCCGACCCGACCGGCGCGAGCATGTATAACAAGATGCGCTACGTCGTCACCGACGACCGCATTCTCCTGCCCGACTACACCGAGGGCCAAGTCTATGTCGTCTTCGCGCTGCCAGTGCCGCGCTTTACGAGCACCGCATTTTCTGTGGCGACTACCTACGCGCCCGGAGACCTTGTTTACTACAACACCACCGGCGACTGCTACGAGGCGCTCCTCACCACATCGGGAAATCTCCCGACCGATGCGGCTTTCTGGTATCGCCACCGCATCCCGGCTTTTCTCGCCGACCATATTAAATTTTTCGCGCTTGCAGAAAGCCTCTCCGAAGACGGGCAGATGGACAAAGCGCAGTTCCAATTTGTCCGCGCCGAGGGCGTGCTTTTGAAGGCCATGGACGACGCCTGGCTGCGCAAAGGAGCGGTTCGCAGATACACGGCAACTTTCCATTAAACACCCTATTGACAGCTTCACGTATATTTAAATCAGACCTATGAGCAACCCCACCGTTCAAATCGCCGCACGCTCCTCATCGGGCATTGTGCAACCCGTGCAAGCCACTCCAGATGGGGCTCTGCGCGTCACCACAGGTTTTCCTCTTCCTCTTTACGATGCCTTCAACATCGTGCGTGTTGGCTCCACAAATAACACCGACTACACGCAGTATTCTTTCGGCGGCACAGCGGTGGCTCGCGTGAA